CAATAATTTCTGCAATAATCGACTGTGCTCTATACCCCTTAGCTTTCAGCCTCTTGCTCTCATCCCGATCTAAAACACCGTCTGCGGTGAACTGATTATGTGCACGACCAAAATCACCTAAGGCTGATAGCAACTCGTTAAACTTGATAAGCAACTCCTCGTTACCTGTCTCATCAACCTGTGGCAATTTCACAAACACACCACCAGCACGTTTGCACATAGCTTCTGTGATATCGGAACGGCCAGAGATTGATTCCATCTCTACAGCCATCCCAAATGGCACCACTTGCCCGGCTAACTGGCGAACGCGGTTACGTAGTGCATTCTCGGTACCGGACAAAGGACATAACTGTTTTGCCATCGCGTCATACTTGCCAGGCGTTTGAGTGATCAACTGGTGTATTGCGTCGCTGATGTCTGGCTGAGTTGGAAAGTCTTTGTTATCCACAATGTTTCTTCCTATCTGGTGGTTTAACTTAGGCGGATGGTGCCGTAGGATTCTGCCTAGTTGAGTGAGGGAGTGTCCCGCGCAAATAAGCCCAGTCCACATCAGGGCGTAACTCTTCGCACGTTACTGCCCCTTCAGTGATTTTCTCGATCTCAAGACAACGTTCGGCGGGGATTGGGCGTATGCCATTCGCCCATTGCGAAATAAGCACTGAGGGAATGTCTAGCTCACGACCTAGGCTTGCAGCCCTTCCCCGCTCTTGGTTAGTGTAGGTTTTTAGGTTCATATTGATTGATGGCCCCTGGTTATTGACACCATCATAATAGCGCATCGCTATCAAATATCAATAGCGATACGCTTCTTCCTAAACTTAGCGAAGTGCTATTCAATGGGGTAATCAAAATTGAAATAACGATAATTAACATGCAGACCATTGAAGAAATCAGGCGAGAATGGTTGCTTGAGCTGATCAGGCAGCATCGAACTTTGGCAAATCTGAATGTTGCTCTTGGTAGAGTAAAAACAGATGCAACTCTATCTCAGATCAAAAACCAGGCAGTAGATAGTAAAAGTGGCAACCCCCGTAATATGGGTTCTCCACTCGCGAGGGAAATTGAGAGCAAGCTAGGGCTTGAACTAGGCACGCTAGATCACCCCTTGCAGTTGGAGGGGTCTAATAAATGGAGCGCCTACAAGGAAGCTGATGAAGCGATTAAAGACTTGGTGGATTACATACTTGAAGGTGATAGAGCGAACCCCCCAGGGTGGGTCGATAGTGATGCAAAAGCCTATATTGATTCCCTTGAGCTAAAAGTAAGAAAGTGGAACGATAAGAGTAAAAGCACCGAAGATAATTATAAAGCGAGAGCTTAAGCTCGTCTGGTCTAATGGTAAGTTCCTAACCGAAACATAGCTCGCACAGTATAAATCCCGACTTTTCGGGATTTTTTTTTGCTTCATTAATTTTTAATAGCGCTTCGCTATTGACTGAATAATAGCGGTGCGCTATCTTAAATCCATCAGCAGTGAGCAAGCCAGTTTCAAGGAATAAAATGAAAGTTCAGATTTTGAGTGAAGATGGCAGGGTTGTTTGGTCACATGACGCTACCGCTCCAATCGATAAGAGCGGCAATGCATGGCGCGGAGGCAACCACAATCTCATGGCTGCCGTAATGTTCTCTCTGAACCGTGCGTTAGAGCAGGCCCAAGAACTTCCAACAGAGAAAAATTGGCAGTGGCCTTTTGATCTCAGTTCGACTTCGGAGAACTCATTTCAGCAAGCTGCTCGGAGAATCGCGTTCGAAGTTCCTCCGCAAGCTGAATGCGGACTTTGTAAGGAGCGTCGTCGATGCCGCAGTAACAGCAATGATCAATCATGTGGAACACCGAAGAATAGAATTGTTTTTGTTGTTCTTCCGTGAGCACCGAAAATAGTGAGGTTGTGATTATTTTGTTAAGAGCATCCTTGAGCGTCGATTCATCAAAAGTCATTTAAATTTCCTTCTTGGTTGATTAAGTACCACCAAGATACCACGCGCCGGGCGTGGTAAAAAATCCCGGCACTAATCAACAGCGAACAGGCAGGACGCCCACGAAGTAGCTGCCGGTGGCATACGAAACACCGGATGATTCGCTTAGTAGGGTTAACAGTGTGGAGTAATCAGGATGGGGACAGGTAAGGAATATGTTCTAACAGTGAATGGAGCTGTCTTGATGTTCTTTAACACTCAGAACGCAGTGGCAGCGGATTACCTGAACTTTATTGATGGGGTTACGAAGGCATTACTTAATGATTCTTGGCAGCTTGAAAAAGAAGCCAATTTGTCAGGGAAAACCATTAAGCATGCCAACTTTGAAACCTTTGGCTCGCTGGATGTTACAAATCCCAAAGATCCTCAATGAAGAAATTGACCCGAATAGTGCCAGCGCCACGTGCTTGATTGAGAAAATGCTGAACAACATCATCAGATACGTGGGTGTTCCATTCGTCAAATTTATGATGTGGAAAATATGTTTCAAAGACGTCTTTAACTGCGGCTTCGCCAGTAGAAATATCAGGGATCATCCCACACCGGGAAAGGCATTTAGCAATAAGCATTGATTTCAGCATTACTCAATTTTCTCTTTAGTTGTAGGGACTAAGAGAATACCACCGCCGCCTGAGGTGGAGAAGTAACCAGGCACAGATTTGAGTTCCATTGCTGTGCTGTGTCTTTTGCGGCTGCGCCTGCCAACACCAGATTAGGCCAGCCGCCCTTTTCACACAGAGAAGTGCTCCGGGCGGGTTATCCCTTTAAACCCGTACAGTATAAAGCCCCCGGATCGGAGTGCTTCTCTGTGTGTGGAGTAACTAAATAACAATTATCGGTGCGGTGATAATTGCTTATAAACCTATGTGGAGTAATTAACGTGGCCCTATTCAATTTTAAAAACTTACTTATATATCGCCTTAGTCGTGAGGTGGTATTCAATACCGAAGAACTGGAAAAGCAGTTAACAGCATTTAAATATTCACCTTGTGGTAGCCAAGATTTATCTAAATCAGGTTGGGTGTCACCACTTGGTAACCATTCAGAGAGTTTAATACACTCTGTTAATGGTCAACTTATTGTTACTATTTTAAATCAATCAAAGATTCTTCCTGCTGAAGTTGTCAAAAAAGAACTTCAAGAAAAAATAGCAAAGCTAGAAGGTGAGCAGCATCGAAAACTTAAAAAGACTGAAAAAGACAGTCTGAAAGATGAGGTATTTCAGTTATTAATACCGAGGGCATTTAGCAAATTTAATAAGACTCAGCTCTGGATAGATACAAAGGCGAATCTGATTATTGTTGATGCATACAGCGCAAAGAAAGCAGAGGACGCACTGGCGTTACTGCGTAAGACTCTTGGCTCGTTGCCTGTCGTGCCTTTGTATATGGAAACACCGATCGAGCTCACCATAACTGAATGGGTCCGTTCTGGCAATCCTCCTGCGGGTTTTGCCTTGCAGGATGAGGCTGAATTAAAGGCTATTCTGGAAGATGGCGGCATTATTCGTTGTAAGAAACAGGATTTAATCGGTGATGAAATTGCGACGAACATTGAGGCAGGGAAGTTAGTCACGAAACTAGCATTAGATTGGCAGGAAAGAATTACATTTATTTTATCAGATGATAATTCAATTAAGCGGGTTAAATTCTCCGATATATTACTTGAAAGAAACGATGATATTGATAGAGAGGATTTAGCTCAAAGGTTTGATGCTGATTTCGTTCTATTTACAGGTGAATTATCAGCATTAATTAAAGACCTTACTATTGCCCTTGGCGGTGAATCTAAAATTTAAATAATACAGTTAGTTATAAACCTCATTTATTGAGGGTGGATAACTGTTACCTAAATTCAGGCTGAGGGTTATTTCATGAATCCGATTCAATTTATCAGTAAGAACATTACGCAGCAGCTTATGGATGAAGGTTACTCCTTGCCAGTAGCTCAGGGGGGGCAAATGAAGCGGTTGATCTGTATCGCCGCGCTTCCCAGCCAACTACCCGCAGTCGCGGCATTTACGACGATTGCCTAAAGGTGGCTCTCAATTACGCAAGGATGAGCGGTGAAAAGGCCAAGCCAATTAAAACCGCCAAAAAGAAGAAAGCATAAACAAATACCGGCGCATGCGGGCGTCATCAACAGTGGAGTAAATTTCAATGTCATGCATAAAAACTTATCCAGACCGGCTGCATTTTGATTATGTAAACCCAAAAGAAAGCAGTATCAGCATCAATGATATTGCCCAGGCACTCTCTAATGAATGCCGGTTCGCTGGTCATCTACCTAATTTCTATTCAGTGGCGGAGCACTCATGGCTTGTTAGTCAACTTGTTAGCCCTGAATTCGCACTGGAAGCCTTGCTGCACGATGCGACTGAAGCGTATTGCAAAGATATCCCCTCCCCTTTAAAGCGCCTGCTGCCAGATTACAAGGGCATTGAGCGCGGGATTGATCTGGTTATCCGCAACAAGTTTGGTTTACCTGCAGAGATGTCACCAGAGGTTCACCACTTTGATTTAGTCATGCTGGCCACTGAGCGGCAAGAGCTGGAAATAGATGATGGTGAAGTCTGGCCGATGCTCGAAGGAATTCAACCAGCCAATATTGCCATTTGTCCTATGTCGCCTAGTCATGCTCGCGTTGTTTTCTTAGCGCGCTTCAATGAGCTTACTGCGGCCAGCCAATCATGATGTACGGCCTGTTTTTACTCGTCTGCTACACATTCCAGCCGTGCCAGTACGAGCCGCAAGGCTACGTATACCCAGATGATAAGAACTGTATAGCCGACATTCAGCAGCAAGGTCTACCACCAGAATATGAATGCCTGCCAGTTGATGGCGTTATTTTAGCAAAGAAAGGGGATTAGCATGGCCAACTCATTATTTTCCCGTTGCATCCGTCGTTGGAAATTGCGATTCAAGCCTATTTGCGACTCTAAAGTATCGCCTGTTTGGCATAAAAGGGATTTGAACGGGTATATCCGAGATTGCGCAATAACTACGGGTGATTGCCTTATTGAACGGCTAGCAAGTGATAACGCTAAAGTTGATTTTGATGGTGCCATATACGGCTGGTCACCTGAATTCTCCGACTTCTTCAGTCAGCATCGCGATAAGTACATCAAAGAAGCACACGATTTTCTCAATGAAGAAATTACTACCGAGGAAATAGATGACGCTATTGATGATGAAATTGAATGCTGGAACGACTGATAAGGGAGCAAGCAAAATGCCTGAGATAACCAATAGAACGGATAAAGGCGAAATCATTATTGGTCAGATTAATGACTCACGCCTAACACCAAAAATGCCACGAACCAGAAGTGGACGAACTCAGAAATTTGGAGAGCGAATTGTTGAGGGTGGAAAATTAATTCAGGAATGTGACTTTTCCATAGAGCCAGCAGAAAAACACATTTACGCGCTTGAGGTTAACGGTATTTGGATGTGGGTAAACGGCTGTGGCCACTGCAACCAGAATGGCGAAAAAATGTCATATCAGGTCTGCGATGAGCACGACCGTTGCCAATTATGTGGCATTCAGCGTAAAGACGCGATTGGTATACCACCACGCAGTGAGCATGATTGTGGCGGCGGTGTGTGGGGGTCGGTATCGGAAGATGGAGTATGGGGTTGGACATGTCACCCGTGCAAAGAAGCGCGAGACGCCAAAACCAAAGCTGTAGCCCTGGCTCGTATCCCTAGTGATGAGGATTTCGAAGAGTCGGATTTTCAGGGGCAGTACGAAGCAAAGTGCCCATACTGCTCCGCTGAAGTCTTCACAGAGGATCGTTACGACGCTGACAGAGAGTTAATCGAATGCGACGAATGTGGTCATTCATTTAAGCTTACGGCTAACCATGAAACCACCTGGACAACGGAGAGGCATGATGGATAAGTCAATTTTAGACATGTGCTGCGGCTCCCGTATGTTCTGGTTCAACCGTGCCGATCCGCGCGCTGTATTCGTCGATATCCGTGCCGAAAGTCACACCTTATGTGATGGCCGTAAGCTGGAGATTGCACCAGACCTTATTGCTGATTTTCGTCAGTTGCCGTTTGCCAATAATACTTTCCAGATCGTTGTATTCGACCCACCCCACCTTACGCATTGTGGGCCAGAGGGTTGGCAGGGAAAGAAATACGGCATCCTTAGTAAGTCATGGAAAGAAGACCTTACCAAAGGCTTTGCTGAGGCGTTCCGGGTATTACGTCCGGGGGGGGTACTTATCTTTAAATGGAATGAGGTGCATATCCCTACCCGCGACATTATTAAACTGTCGCCGGTACCGCCAATATTTGGACATCCATCAGGGAAACGAGCGAATACGAACTGGGTATGTTTTCAAAAACCAATGGATGATTTTGGAACAGATAAAGCAACAAAAATAAACGAACAACAATATGCAGTTAAATCAAATAATTAACAAATAATAACCTGCCAAATGGCGGTACCATAAACAAATTAATTGAACATGAAATAAGGGAAATAAATGAATAACTTAATGGTCGATCTGGAAACTATGGGAAACAAACCAGATGCTCCTATCGTCGCTATCGGTGCCGTATTCTTTGAACCGGCGACAGGTGAGATTGGCCCGTCGTTCTATACCGCAGTAAGCCTTGAAAGTGAAGTTGCTCTCGGTGCGGTACCGGATGCCAGTACCATTCTGTGGTGGTTAGCTCAAAGCAGTGAGGCCAGATCTGCAATTACCGATAATCCGACGCCTATCGATGTTGCACTTCGTGGGTTAAATGATTTTTCGGCAGAGGTGTCGGGTAACTCCAGCCGGATCTTCGTATGGGGCAATGGTGCTGCATTCGATAACGTTATTCTTCGTGCGGCCTATGAGCGCTGCCAGTTACAACCATGCTGGAGCTGGTTTAACGATCTGGACGTGAGAACAATGGTGCAACTGGGGCGGGCTATCGGCTTCGATCCCAAGCGAGACATGCCATTTGATGGCGAACGACATAATGCTTTAGCGGATGCCATTCACCAGGCTAAATACGTATCTGCCATTTATCAGCGTTTGATTCCAGCCACCAGCAACGATATTGAATAAATTTATCACGGCCTGTGTGCGGCGGGCCTTTAAATAAACAGTGTGGAGGTTCGTATGATTAGTCTCGATTGCATCCCCATCAGTGCGTATTGCATTACCACAGGGGAAACGGTTGAAGCCATCAATAAGCGGGTTCAGCGTGGAGTATGGCGTGAGGGCAAGCAGGTTTTAAAAGTTGATGGTGTTAAAGAACGTTGGATTGATCTTACGGAGGTTTCAAAGTGGGCGAGAGGGGATCGGCAAAGCTCCCAAGGGGCATAACTGTTCGCAGCCATAAAGCTGGACAGACAATCAATATCACCTTCACATATAAAGGGGTTAAATACCGTGAACCCCTTTCTAATATCGAAGTGACACCCAAAAATATCAAATATGCTGAAAGGCTATTGGGTGAGATCCACAACAGGATAGAACGAGGCACCTTTAATTATGCTGATCAATTTCCTCGGTCAGTGCGATTGAAGGTATTCGGTAATAACCAAAGTTCGAAGCACATCAAAAAATATCTGGATGAATACATTTCAATTTGTGAAAGCCGTAAATTATCACCAGGTACTATCGCCGGCTATAAAAAGTGCATGAGCGCCCTATCCAATTTACATGAAGTTAATGTCTCAGACCTTACGCCCGCGATGGTTAAAAATTGGATACAAGGCCAGAAGGTAGCGCTGAAAACTATCCGCAATAGATTATCGTTCTTAGGCTCCGCGATAGATGAAGCAGTAACTGATGGCTTGCTGTCGGCTAACCCTGTTTCTCTTGTGTCGGCATCCCGGTACCAAGGTGAAGATGTCCGATCAGAAAGTGAATATGTGGTTGATCCACTTTCACCTGATGAAGCGAAAGCCATTCTATCCACGGCGATGAATGCTCAATGGGAAAACCTTTTTAGATTTGCTTTGCATACTGGAATGAGAAGTTCAGAACTATGCGCGATACGGTGGCAAGATCTCGATCTCGTCGGCAATACAGCCCATGTAATAACGGCCAGCGTTGAAGGGGTAATTAAGGGAACGAAGACTAAGGCGGGGCGAAGAAAAATAGAATTAGATTCTGATGCATTATTAGCTATCAAAAATCAAAAACCATTTACATTTATGCTCAACGAGTATGTTTTCCATGATCCGAAAACGAATGAGGCTTGGGCCGGTGCTGATGCGATCAGAAAAAAAGCATGGATACCAACTTTAAAAAGGGCTGGCGTCCGGTACCGGAATCCCTATCAGACCAGACATACGTTTGCCACGATGCATATTAGCCAGGGCGCGAATTTATTCTGGTTAGCAGGACAGATGGGCCACAAAGGGCCGGAGATGCTTTTCAGGCATTACGGTTCGTTCCTGAAGGAATACAGTGGGATGACTGAGGAAGTACACCAAAGGAGCCGCACAGGATACGCGCCAGAAAAATAATAAAAATAAACATTCCATAACAATAAGTTAGGGAATTACGGACGCGGGTTCAAATCCCCCCAGCTCCACCACTTTTAGTTTTACCGAAGTATAGTAAAGTCTACTAAGCCCGCATGGAACCAGCCTTGCGGGCTTTTTTACGTCTATAGCAGTCTACTGAGAATTGCTAGAAACCACTACTTATGGCACCCTCCTTGGGACCCAACACAAAGGGTCCAAAACTTGAGGGTCCCAAAATGGCAAAACTCGCAAAAAAACTCACGGATACTGAAATCAAAAGCACTAAACCTGCAGACAAAGAAATCAACTTGTTTGACGGTGATGGCTTAATGCTAAGAATCGCGCCCCTCTCAAGGGGCGGTAAGAAAAATTGGTATTTCAGGTATGCAGTGCCAGTAACTAAAAAGCGAACAAAGGTAAGCCTCGGAACCTACCCCCACCTCACGTTAGCAAGAGCAAGAGCTTTGCGGGATGAATACCTATCTTTACTTGCCAATGGCATCGATCCACAAGTCCATAACAACGATAAAGCTAATGCATTAAAGGATGCTACTGAGCACACGCTCCAAGCCGTTGCTCGAAAGTGGTTAGATGAGAAGGTAAAGACATCTGGTATATCCAAAGACCATGCAGAAGACATTTGGCGTAGTCTTGAACGAAATATCTTCCCCGGATTAGGCAATGTTCCTATCAAAGAGATCCGGCCTAAGTTATTGAAGCAGCATCTTGACCCAATTGAACAACGCGGTGTATTGGAAACCCTGCGCCGAATCATTTCCCGCCTGAATGAAATCTTCCGCTGGGCAGCGACAGAAGAACTTATTGAGTTTAATCCTGCTGATAACCTCGGTCAGCGTTTTAGTAAACCTAAAAAGCAAAATATGCCCGCCCTTCCCCCCAGCGAACTACCAAGATTTATGGCTGCACTGGCGAATGCTTCCATACGGCTGGAAACACGTATGCTGATTGAATGGCAATTGCTTACTTGGGTTCGCCCCGGAGAGGCTGTTCGTGCGCGTTGGGCTGACATCGATACAGAGAACAAAATCTGGAACATCCCCCCTGAATTTATGAAGATGAAACGTCCTCATAAGGTGCCACTCAACAAGGAAGCTCTTCGTATACTCGAAAATATGCAACCTATCAGCAGCCATCGAGAGTGGATATTTCCCAGCATAAAAACCCCACTGACCCATATGCATGAGCAAACAGCCAATGCAGCGTTAATCCGTATGGGTTTAGGTGGTGAATTGGTTGCCCACGGTATGCGATCTATTGCAAGGACAGCAGCAGAGGAATGCGGTAAATTCAGGACGGAAGTTCTTGAATCAGCTTTGGCTCATACCAAAAGCACTGAGATTATAGCCGCTTACAATCGTGCAGAGTATCTGGTAGAACGGGCCACGTTGATGCAATGGTGGGGGGATTATGTTCAGGCGCAGAAATATAAGGCGATTGCGGCATGAGAGTGTAAAGCTTTACATACCCAGCAAACCACCAGATAACATGATCTATGGTATTTACCGCATTAGCACTACTACACAAACCCATAAAAGAGCGCCGCCTGATGCTTCAGTGGTGGGCTGATTATCTGGATGCTAACTCTAAAGATATGGTCAGGCCGTTTGAGTTTGCTCAGAAGGGATAGATTTGCAGCCAAGGATGGCTTGATTAATTTAGATCTAGTGTTAGCATAATTTAACTCTTCTACCAAATTTTTCATGATGGAATAAAAATGACATTACTAGCATCAAAAGTGACATATCATGGTGTAGGTCAAGGACTATTTATTTCTGGAGAAATAACTTCAAATGAAAGGTCTTTTATATGGGTTTATGATTGTGGATCAAGCTCAGAGTCAGGTAGATTATTATTAGAGAAGAAAATTAAAAATCTATTTAAACAAAGAAATGAACCTATCGCTATAGATATGCTAGTTATTTCTCATTTTGATAGAGACCATATAAGCGGATGTGAGACATTACTCAAGACATTTCAAGTAAATAAAGTAATACTTCCATACATCCCACTTTGGAAAAGAATTCTATTAGCATTAGAGCAAAAAATTGGTATTACTGGAAAGTATATTGATTTTTACATAAACCCCAGCCTATATATTAATAGCATATCAGAAAATAAAGAAGTTCAGATTGAGTACATAGATTCACAACTGATCTATTTTAACGGAGAAAATACTCCCCCCGACAATGAATCACAATACACATCTCATCCTGAAAACGAAAGTGATTTATTTAGCCCATCTAATGTTAAATTAAGGAGGAATGGAGGTATTTTGATTGAAAAAGATATCACAAGGTGGGAATTTGTATTTTACAACGACGAAGCCATGCAAGGACATCTCGATAAAAAAACAATGGAAGAGATAAAAAAATTATGTGCAGAAATAAATAAAGACAAAAAGACAATAAAAAAAATAAAAGAAAAATATGAAAAAAAATACACAAAAAAAGAAGAAAGAAATATGATCTCCTTGTTTATGTATGCTGGACCAACAGATATAAAAAATAGTCACGGAGAAATATATACCCATTCCTGCGCATCCACATGCACAAAAAATCACGATATAATTCATCAGTGCTCATTAAACCAAAAATCAGGATTTCTATTTACTGGTGATGGATATTTAAATACTCAACACAGATTCGAAGCACTTAAGAACTCCATTACAGAAAAAAGAATGAATAATATATTATCCTTTCAAGTAATGCATCACGGTTCAAAAAACAACTGGTTTCACGGTATTGCAAATAAAATACTCCCCCATTTTAGTGTGTTTAGTTCGAATCCCGAAAGATCTAAAAAAGACAGATACGGAAAATCTAAATCATGGAATCATCCAGATCCTGAAGTTGTAATGGACTTCTATAGATACAATCCTATTCAAGTTGATCTGAAAAGCTCTTTTTATATGTGCTCTCATTATCATTTTTATAATTAAAAAGAAACAAGGGATAGAACATGACAATCCTATTTTGCAACATTGGATGGATGAAAAAATATGATGGCATTGACGGAGATTCAATCGAACGAGGTGGGTCCTACAATAAAACAGCCACAGGCCATGAAGTTTGTAATTTTACGGATTCTAATGGATATGTATATGGATATGTACAACCAACAGGGCAGATAAAAATAGAAAAGTTAGGTGCAAACAGAAAGGACGAAAAAATTGATGGTATAACTGTTGTTTGGCTTGCTGGCCCTGAATCTGGTGGTACTGCCGTTGTTGGTTGGTATAAGAACGCGACAATATTCCGCAAGCCACAAGACCTAATATATCCTTCATCAACGCATAAAAAAAATGCCATAACTACTTTTAGAATAAAAGCGCTGTGGAAGGATGCTTTTTTATTACCCTCTGATAATAGAAGCTCAATGATCCCTAGAGCAGTCAAAGGTGGAATTGGACAAAGTAATGTTTGGTATGCCAATACTCCAGAAAGCGATGAACATGTCACTAAAGTAAAAAAACTTATTGCTAATTTTGACGAAAACATTCACATACCAGATATAGACCAAGAAGCGATGGGTGCTGAAGGCAATCCAAGATTTAGAGCACATATACAAAGAGAAAGAAACTCAAAAATTGTTAAAGAAAAAAAACGAATTACACTAAAAGAAAAAGGTCATTTGAAATGTGAAGTATGCAGCTTCGATTTTTTCGAATTTTATGGTGAGGATGGATATGGTTTTTGCGAAGTACATCACTTAATACCATTACATAAATCAGATGGAGTCATTATCACCAAGTTATCAGATCTTGCAATAGTCTGTTCTAATTGCCATAGAATCATACATAAAACAACGCCAATGATTTCGATTAGTGAATTATCTAAAAAACAAATGAGAAAATAAAATTTGAAACTGAAATTAAGATGACTCGCATTTAGCTGAAATATGGTTTTACTGTGGCAAAAAAAGAGCCTTTCGGCCCTTTATCCTTTCCCTTTAAGGGAACTCTCCATCGGAGAGGTACATATCCCCACACTTGGGGCAATCAGACTCTTCGGCGAAGTGAATATTCTCAAGGGGAACTTATTAATATAATATTAAATGTCGATTGACAAATATATTTAACTATTTAAAAAACATTATCAACAAAAGATCTGGAGGATCAAACCAAGTTCCTGACACCTTATTTCTTTTATATCTCATGTTATACTTCTGAATATAGGGACAAAGTATATAATGACTTTATACTATTATGATGAATCACCAACTAATTTGAATCGCCACAACAAAAATTAATCTCACTTCGCTTTTACGAGTATATCATTCCTGCCTACCCACCATATCCTCAAGAAATCTTTTCCCTCGTAATTTAATTCTTGCTTTATCTTCAGCACTAAGATTCAAAGACTGTAATAACATCCCCAATACAAACTCCTTATCAACATCTTCGACTTTGCAGTCAGCAGCTTTAGCCACTTTTGCGCCTAAAATAATCTTGAGACGTGTCTCAGCGCTCTTGGATAAAGATTTCTCTTTGCTCTTAAGGCGATTCAAACGCACCTGCACTGAGGCGATTTTTTGCTTAATTTTTATAATACATAGCTATGTGTGCAGAAATTACTTTACTAAATGATACATTTTTATTACTGGAAATGATTTAAAGATATAAATTAAAAAACCTTATCCCCTTTAGCAAAACAAAGGCTATATATATTAGCTACACGCCGTTGCCGACCACGATGCGGAATAAACCATATGACATTTTTCCCAGTTTGCACACGATTCGCAGGAAGGTGTCGTGACTCCGGCCCAGCCAGTTTGTAAGGTGCAATAATTGCCATAGTTAGAGCCTCCCGGTTGAGTCCAGTAGCGTGCTACAGGGATTTTATTAGCTGAACATACAGGATTACTCCCGTAAATAACTTCTACCTTTCCACCTGAACCCCAAACACCGGATTGACAAGACAGCATATCCCCTGCATTTGATCGCCCAATAAGCCCATTAGGTGAACAGGCTGCACCAGATACAGCAATCCCATTTATCTGAACATACTCATCTGATGTGATACGCCCTGTCGACTGGATATAACCGGAATAAACACGCTTACTGTTAATATCCGCAGTCGTATTGATATTGCCGGTGGCGTTAATCACATTATTAACCTGAACAATACCGCTATAGGTTGAAGCACCACTGACCGATAAGGTAGATCTTACTTCTACAACGCCAGTCAAAGTCGAATTTCCTACAACGGTTAAGGCACCGCCAACATTGGTTGATCCTGTCGATTTTAATATCTCCGCCCTCACAGTGCCTGCAGCAGTAATATCTTTGGCGTTATTAATATTTTTGCCGCCCATATTCAGATCTCCCGTCATTGGCAATGTGCCATCACGACGCAGATAAACCGAATACATTGATGAGTCATAGCCTACACGGTAGGCCAGCAAGCCTTCAGCAGTGATATTGCTGTAGTCAGATGATTTTTCATTCCATTGACCACCATAGCCAGAAGCTACAGTGGGTGAACGGGTCATTCCGCTGTCTATTCCTGCCGATTGCATCGCTTTACCAAGGAGGTCATAGCGAACTTTCCCTCCGTCATTCCATATTGCCGTTGTCATCACAAGGCCATTGATCACATAGTTAGGAGCTATACCTGAACGTTTCAATAAAATCTTATATGAAGATTTATTGGCATTCATCCCGGTATAACTGACTGGCAATAACCCTTCATTAATTAATGTCTGATAAGTGATTTCACAGCCATTGGATGAACAAACTCTTGGCCCCGGATCATTGGATTGACCGGTGCTGCTTGTCAGGGTTGAAAGATTGTCATATCGAATACTGATATAGCGATTAACCGCTTCACCAACTTGCTTTATCTGCGCTCCTACCGTATTAGCTATAGCAACTTCTTGCTCATTTTTCATATCCTGAAATTTAATAAAAGCCATTGCAGTGCCAACTCCTAAAACCAATACCAACTCTAATAAGGAAAATCCTTTTTTATATTGTTTAATCATTTTCGCGTCCTTTTTTATTTTCACGTAATCATTAATTAACAAAAATAAAAAAGAGGTCAAGATGAACAAAGGATATTTTTAACATAGCGGAATAAAGAAATAGACTACCGCGCCCTTCTGGGGCTTGCTTAACAGTTCACCGGCTTAAAAACAAGTTTTAAACCGGTTCACCGTTCGGACGTGAAATAATTATTTAATGATAAAGGTATTAATGTAGGTTTTACCATTATGTCTGTATTTTTCGATATCACTCTCATGAAGATTTTGGACATCAAGCAGAACCCCAAAGACTAACTCTTTATCTACATAACCAATATCACATCCTAAGACTTTGGCAACCTCTGCACCGAAAATAATTTTCTGACGAGTATTCTCTTTTTTTGTTTGTTGTTTCTTTTTAGCTTCCAAGAAGTATAGGCGTTCCTGTGCTGAAGCAATTTGCTGTTTGATGGTTTTTGTTGTCATGATTTATCTCCCCAATGTTTTTTCTTGTTGGCATAAGGGACATCCACATAATCATAAGCATTACCAATTTGTTTCTTGATTGATTTAATCTTCAATTTGAATTGTTGCTTTATCTGGCGCTGTTTTGCTTGTTCCCGTATATTAATTACTATTTTCTCTGCTTCTAAATAGGCTTGTTCTGTATCGGTATAAATCCCATCATCAAGAAGTCGCTTGGCTTCCCAATCTATAGCTTCATCATTATTTTTATACATTAAACCTCCTTATGTTTGTTGTTCATTATCCTTTACCACAATTTGGATAATTATCAATATAACAAGGAGTTTTTAGTTAATAAAATTCAAACCAGTCAATCTTATATGTTTTCTATATATCATAGAGTTTATTGTCTTTAAGATTAATGCTGTTTCATCAATATTAAAATTGAAGTATCGATATGATATATAGTTAAATTAAATATTAACCATAGAGAATGCTTTAGTAGCAAGATATTAGCGCGAGGGCGGCTTTAGCTGTTTCCGGTGTAGATGAATGAGTTCAATAAGGAGATCGACTGCGCCCCACATGAGTGAGTACACAGCATGTGATGGTAGTGGGTATGCTGCGGCTATTGAATATAAACAGGGGCTGGATTAACTATTACTTTTTATCCTGTGGATCGAACCCTAAGACAATCCCCATGTGTCTAACTTTATAAGGCAATCCTGAACGCGCATGTGTATGCTGAGAGTAGAAACTTAATCCCTGTCTATTCTCACACTCAGAAGATGAATAACCATTAAGTCCGGCACCATTGAGGCGATTGCTCCATTCAGAAATAACGGCAGCAGCATTATTGTTCTTAATATAAATTAACAATCCACCATTACAGTTATTATTAGTACCTGATGAATAGCGAGTACATAACTGATTAAATCCTTGCATTAAATAGTCATAACCAGAATGAATTTTAGCTTCTCCCAACCACATATAATCCCTATATCTGATCACAACATCAGAGTGTCCACCGACCATTTCATCATGGCTAGCTTGATACCCCTTAGCTCTGAAATGGTGAATGACATCTGTTGTTAAACGGTCTTCTCCATCATTCTGTCTAACTCTCGGATCCTCTTCCATGAATTCTATGCATTCGGTCATATCTTTATATAAAAGACATAAAAATTCATCATAAGAAGAACACAATAATTGCCCCAAGAAATGTTGTGTATTCCTATCTACAAGAGCGATAGCTTTTAACTGAGCAATTGTAATATTTTCATCTAATTGCATTCCACTTCCCACCCTAATTTTGAAAGTGAGAAGTACATAAATATTTTTGATTCAAAATCTTTAACTAATTCACCAGTTTCTGGATGATAATACTTATTATCTAATTGAGTTGTTCGGAAATCGTCAAGACTAAGCTGTTCTATAAAATCATCTTCTATAAACTCGAAACAAATATTAATAATAGGTAATGAATCACCGGAAAAATAGCGAGCAACATTTATAACCAAGCTATCATCATGAGTATTGATTATCTTTTTGAAATTAAAAAAAGCAATGTGTTTGAGATTATCTTTTGATGACGAACATATATACTCGATTACAGAATGGCAGGCGCGACAAACTTCAGGATCTGACCTGAAGTCTGTCTCTATCATCTCAACGATCTGCGCCCTAGTTAACATTATTACAAGACCTTTGAAATCAATAAATTGAAATCATCTTCAGTAATACACCCTTCCAGTGTAGCACAATCGACTTTGGGATTCGAGCGAGCAGCCAGTGAAACACCGCCATCGATTGTAAGTTTCAGACAACTACCACACTCCCCATCCCATTGTTTAGTAATACAAAAGTTATTAGTATCACCATCAATTGCATCTAACCCAGCCTGATGGAATTGCTCATCTCTGAGGTCATCTTCGCGTTTTCTCATCTTTTCGGTTTTGACAGAACCTGTTGCTGTAGCATGTTCAAGATTATGAATTCTGCCATCGCCGCTATCATACAACTCATCAATTTTAGAGTGGATATTTATACTTTCCATTGGGATAGAAACACTATTCATATCTCGGTATCCATCCATCAGCATATGACGATAACGACGAGCAGCACTATCCATTTCATCTTTTAAAATATTACGGCTATGGTCTATCTGGAATTGTATTATTCCAGTATTTTTATCTAATTGAACACAATCGAAAGATTGCGCTCTTCCAGATTTAATTCCTATGATTTCTTCAAAACCACTAAACTGGCTTCCTCCATCGCTTGAGAAATCAATTTCAGAAATATCAATTGTTACTCTTTCTTTATATGCTCTCGGATATGTAAATATTATTCGTAGCATATCATCAGTTTCATCGAGGTAAACTGGGCAAGGATTTGTCAGAGGAACAGACAGCAACTCATCGTAACTAATTGGTAGTGGGTAACTATTTCTATAAAGAGAGAGGTTCGTATGGGTTGATGAATTAAATATCTCTTTTATTACACCACATACATTAACAATGTTGACAGAAAAGTCACTATGCTCATCTTCAGAGATCTGACCAAAATATACTGTCCTTTGGCCAAAAAAAAGTTGAGATAAATATAATTCCTTCATCGATTCATTAATATCAGCACTGCTAATTTCAGAATAGTGTTCTAATAATGGCTCCCATCCTCTTGCTGATGAAAGATTGCTGAATTTCAAACCATGCTGAACAACCCTAAAAGATACGCCCTTTTCTCTCATCAACGATAAATAGCCCAACGCATTCATAATAAATATCTCTTCCAAAATTAAACTATTACATGTTAAGCCCTATAAGCTTTCTTCCCTACCCCCGGTTGCGCAAGCCATATCAAGGGTAGCCCTATGTTCAGGAGTAAAGGCCCGATAGTTTTCCACCAGTGCACTCTCTTTGCAGGACAACTTAGCTACAGGAATGCGATTATCGGTCAAAACATACAGAACGTCATCTGCCGCTATCCTAGCGAGATATTCGCTGTCCGGCTTGCGCACCTATTCTCATAGTTACTTTGTACGTTTTTCTTCACATCCCAAGCTGTCCAAAGCCATCTTGATCAAGACCACGTCGAATGCATTCTCTCTTCAAGAGGATGCTAAATTCTTTCATTTGGATATGATTCTCATTGTTACCCCACTCAATTGAGAGAATTATAGAGTGTGTAATGTTAATAACCACAATATACCACCATTAAAATAAATGAGAACGTCTTACGCGCACGAACACCTCGCAGGTGATGTCGAACATACCGATGGCAACGTGCCTCATCCCCGCTGAAATCGCGGAAATTGAACCATCAGCACTGGTTCTGAACCGTTTGATGTGCAGCATAGCAAGGATCATTTTTTTGAACACTATCACAATATTTCGTCAGTCAGTGAACGTAAATATAAGTATTTCAGTTAGTTGAAAGTGGTAAAGATAGTAAATGTGATGGATAAAAATATACAATTTTATTATTCCTATCTATGGTTAAATCAGATTTCACATTATCTCTAAGTATCATTATTGTATTGTATTAAAATCAAATTATTATTTTTCACGTGGCAATGAAGTGATATAAATTAAATTCGCAACAGTGTAAGAAAAATCACTCTACCTTTAAAAACCCATTCTCACCACGTTACTTAATTTTTCTCGTTAGTGATTTTGCTATTATCTGATAATTTTCATCTCTGATTTTACGCGTTAACCTGTGAACGCGGAATACTTCGACCTTTAATCAAGATAGCGCCGCTTAATTCGGCGTTTTATTCTTACTTCGTTTTACAGACCTTAATATATTTTGTATTAATTAAGTAAGCGGTTTTTACATTGTTATCAAAACAATGCCCACTTATACACTCACTTCGTGAGCGTGTGGGGTCTACCGACAGTTGCCTGCCGCAGGCTAAAAGAAAAACCAAGGTCAAAACAAAAGTTTTTCTTACGAAAAACTAACAGCTGCATAGTTATATTTAAGGTTTGTATTTTATGGCGATATTTCATCTGGAGTTTAAAATTGTGAAACGTTCTGAGGGTATGTCTTCCTGTAGAAAGGCGGCTTATCATGCGCGTTGTAAAATAACAGATGATCGCACAGGTAATACTTACGATTTCAGCCACAGGATAGATTTATTCCATCATCAAATATTAGCGCCAGTTTCTGCACCGGCTCATATTATTAAAAACTCAACAACCTTATGGAATGAAGTCGAAAGAGTTGAACGCCAGAAAGATGGTCAGACAGCCCGTTATTTTGATGTTGCTATTCCCTGTGAGCTAAACAACGAGGACAAAATAAAACTGGTGTTGGAATACTGCCAAAATAATTTTGTCGATAAGGGAATGATTGCCGATATCGCTTTCCACGATCTGGACAGTAATAACCCCCATGCTCATGTGATGTTGACATTAAAGCCAATTACGGCTGAAGGCTTTGGCAAAAAGGATAGAAGCTGGAATGAGAAGAAAAACGTGATCCTATGGCGTGAAGCGTGGTCTACTCTCACCAATGGTTATCTTGAAGCCGCTGGCACTGAAGAACGTATTGATCACCGTTCTATTGATGCTCAACACAATGAAGCCTTGGAAAATGCCGCTATTACCTTGGATGTTGAAGACAAAGCGTTATGGCTTGCTAAGGCAATATTAACCAGCCGTACCCCCATGCAGCGTATTCATCGTGCTAAGTGGAACAGCAAGAGTGTTCAGGAAAACCGTGCTGCTGAACAGGCTGTTCGTGATGAGATGAAACAGGAAGCTCAAGTCACTTACCGAACCTTTAAAGATCTGGACCAACAGATCATTGTTGACCTCAGAAGCTTCACCGTGTCCGAGCTGCCTGAGCCTGTTGAGATCGTATTGCCTGAAACGGGTTCGCAGTCATCATCAGAAGACCAACAGCCTGTTCTGGTTGCTCCCGCACCTCATACACGAACTAAATTGAAAACCCCATTCTCAGCAAAAACCAGAGCAGATAAACGCGCTCCTGTTAAGTCCAAGAAGAAACAAATTGAACCGCGTCAGGATGGTATCTTCAAGCGTTTTACTCTGTTGGTCGTGGATTTCTTCAAGGAAAAATTTGTCTGGGCCAAGAAGAAACCTGCACCTGTTTCCGTGGATGCTGAACATGATAAGCGTATTGCTGAAAACTATGTCTTTGACGAGGTTCAGGGTATCTATGTTTCGCGTTCTGAGCATGAAAAGCGTGTCAGATTTAATGCTGATGGTTACAAGCCAAACAAGGATGAGATCAGACGCTTCCCAAGCCGTCCAAAAGAGGAACAACACAAAATAGGCAACGATCTGGACTATACTCCTACTTCACTACCTGTATCAGGACAGAGTAGAAATCATCAAGCGTTGAAGCGTTCTCTATTTAGTAAAAATAGATAGGTTCATCCTGCTTAGAAAAACTAGATTTCTTATGAAAATCAATATTAAACTATATCAAGTATAAACTGAATTTTATTTAAATAATATTATTGTTTTCTATGAAGGAAATCATTAGTTCTTTTTCATAAAAGATTCTTTATAATGTATTATAGATGTTTTTTAAATTCATGAGGGAATTTCAGTGCTAAAACAAATAATTATTATTGATGAGTCCGGTGCAAAAGGGTATGCGAAGAATACTGAAGAATATATCGGTGATTTTGGCGTAATGGCAGGTTTTTTATTGAACGAAAATGATTTGAGTCGCATGAGATATATCATAGAACAAAGCTTTAATGATCTGTCTATCGATGGTAAATTACATATGGCATCATTAAATAAGGAAGAAAAGGAACTGGTTATATCTAGAGTAAGGACATTTATGAGATTATATGAAATAAAATGGACTTACTCTGCAATATATGTCAATGGATACCATCGTTTTAACTCTTCCTCTACAATCGGCCCAAATAAAAAAGACCTATTGCATAGTACTTTATTTGAACATTTAATGACAAAGCTAATTATAAATGGAGTTAAAATATCTTTGTCTCAAAACAAGAAATCATTTTCATTAACATGTATTAGTGATCATATAGAAAATAAAACCATTAAGAAATTTAAAAATGACATGAAAATCCCTCTTAAATTTTTACGGGGTGAAAATTTGATTACTGAAATAGATGATCAAGGAAATGAAAAACCACTTGACACTTTAAAAAACATTGAGATAAATATAAAAACTGAGAATAGCACATTAACTTTCATCAGCGATGTAATATCTTATGTCACTTGGAAACATCTAGGAAATAAGATAAATGAAAACAATGATATTAAATTGCAATGTAAAAGCACTATGGAAAATCATCCGTTTTTTTCATCTATGGCATTAATGTTTAACGATGAAAATAGTTTCATTGATGATGTTTTTAAGCGAGAAAAATGACTCACACATGGCCAAAACATTAATGTAATTTTAATTCAACACCAAAAGCCACATTACTTAACGTGGCTTTTTTATGCTTAGCTCATTTTTCCTATTTAAATAATATAGTCAACAAGATAAAATCCACCTAATAATAGTCAATCTTATAGCAGGTTTTCTTATACCTGCTGACCCGCAAAGGTTAATGACAAGACGTATCATTATAAGTAAGTAATCACGTTCAGAACGATCTATTAGTTAGCTTTCCAGCCATCACTCGTTTTAACCAGAACAATTTTCGTTTCAACAGGTTCATCCATCCCCTTCACACCAGAGAAAGCATCCTTATCAACCCAGCCCGGAACACCTGCCAGTTTCCATGTAAAGGTAACTTGCGTCATTTTCACACCATTGCGGTCACTGGGTTCAGTCCAGCTTTTTATCTCAGCAACGGCACGATGACCGACACAGGCACCTTTCTCACGGCTCCAAAAATCAACCTCTTGGCCTTTATCAGTGACTTCTAAAACAGCCATGCTACCAAAGCCGTTAGGCTCCTGAGCAACAGTCAATAGTCCCTGTTCAGCCAGACCATTTAAAATTTCATCACTGGCGTTGTATCCAGAAGAACGATACCCGTTGTTAACTTTTATCGGGAAACCTTTGTTAAAGGCAAAATCATTATCCTGTAGTGAGTAGCAGAGTTCAGATGTTGAGAGCCTTGCATTAATCGCTTTCTCAAAATCGCTTTTTTCACCGCAGCCTGATAACAAAACAGCAAGGCCCGTAACGGCTAAAAATTTACGCATGGTTCTTATCCCTTTTAATGGTTAATAGTGCCGTTGCTCAATACAACCAGACGAACCGGCATACTGGCATTGTTTACCGTTGCGAAACCACGAACTTCGAAATTATTAATAGTCCCGGTAATGCTAACCTTCTGATCCTTCTTATAAGTCAGAACAGCATCATCCAGCCCGGAGTAGTAATTGATCCAGACCATACCGCCGCAATAGCTGGTATCTGATGTTTTGAAGAGCAGGTAATAGTTGGCATGAGCGGCTTTTGGCATACCATTGAGCATATCGCTGGCACTCCTGCCTTTAGTGACTTCAAGAACAGTGGCATTAGCAATTGAGATCCGTTTACCCGTCCAGTTCTTTTCTGCTGCCATTGCATTTTCTTCATAGTCCTTACAGACAGGACCAAGGCCAGCAACTGAGGATGCCGGGCCGGTATCTTGTTTTGCTGTGGAAAGACCTAATGCGTTATCTACTGTTCCGTTCAATGAGGATAACGAGGTATTAATCGCCCCATTGACCTTATTCACGCCTTCATTAAGTTGCTGGCACCCTGATAAAGCTATAACCGTCAGTGCCAGCGATAGCGCAATGCTTTTACTCATACACACCCTCGAAAGAAGTCAGTTTGAGAGGATAAAGGCCGTTCCGGCACCAATAAGATGGCTCTATACGAGGCATCGATTGATACGAAGGAACAAACCAACTTTTTAACCAATTGATAGGATTAAATTATTTTTGTTTTTCGTCATATCGTTTGTAACGATCAAAATCAAACTTATGATAGGCTTTAACTATCACACATAAATTATCGATCGTTATTATCAATTAAAAACCCGATCGATTAGAGTTTATCAATCGTTAAAAACTATCGATATCGATTTATAGATCGTTTTAATCGATCATTTTCTTGCTATATTGAAAGTGGATGAGTAGAGTGAGCTGAAACTCAGAGAGCGATTTAATGGCTATTTGAGTAAAACAGATGAAAAAGTCATCTGATAATATGTAGTTATTCATACAATATCAGGGAAAGTTTTAACAACTTAAAGATCATGATTTATATAATGACTTAATAACAAGAAAGGCCAGCATTAGACTGGCCTTATTAAGACAAGAGATGTTTCAATTATTTCCTCCTCAAATCTGAGTTTTATCTAAGTATTTAATATGTTTCATCAAAATAAAATATTACCAAAGCACTGCAAACCAAATACATTACGTGATTTATATTTATTGGTATTTTTATCTTTAAATTTAACACCCAGTTTTAGAAAAAACTTTCCTGATATCATTGCTCTCTTCGTTTTAGCAAAAACTTATTGAGATCTTTTTTGAAAACATCTTTATCTTATGAGCTAAAGCTCATGGTGCTGTCGCACGGCTACGCCCCAACGATGATATCAAAATTTTTTTCTTCACTCGGTGAAGTAGTTTGCATCTATTTCAATGCTAAATATGAAGGTAAATGAAACAACAGTGAAGAAATAGTATCATTATCAATAAAAGATTACTCTTAATCCCATATATCGGAAAAATATAAATTGATAGCAGCGCTTTGTGATTGTCATTAACAATCACTCTGCTGTGAGGAGCTTGCCTCCGATAATGATGGATTTATCCATAAAAAATCGCGGCGTAGCCGCTAATGCAATAACACGGAAAAACAAATTAACAGAACGTCATTGGGTGCCATTTTATTCGGCACTCGATAAATAAAAAAAAGCCCGTCATCTGTTATAAAAATCTAGGGCGAACGCCCAATCCTCTTAGTTCTTATATTTCTTATACTTCTTAAGGAGAAATAACTTATTTAGTAACAATAAGTTAGAAGTCTATTTTCTTCGTTATTGTAGATCTTTCTTCACGATTGTAGATTTTTCTTCGTGATTGATGGTGATTACTTCATTATTGATGGTATTTACTTCATTACTCCTATAAAAAATGAAGATAAAACTTCAAACTATATTTGACATTTCTGTTAAAAATATTATATAGATTAAAACATAATAATAAAAAGGAGTATTTATGGCTGGAAAAACATTTAACCAAAACCCATTTATTTTCGAAGATGATATTGAAATAGAAACCAGAGGCCGAAAAAGAACTGTGGCGCGTGGAGAGAAGTTTCAAACACCCGAAGGTGATAAATATGAAAAAGTCATCCACTCTATACAAGAAGTGGATAAAGCCAAGTTCGTAAAAATATTCATATCACGAGTCTGGGTTTTATTTGATCTAACCCTTACCGGCAACAAGCTTTTTTATATTTTTATGTTCGTGATGTCTGACGTTATTGGTAAAGATGAAGTCTATATGAACTTTGAAAAAGCAAAAGATATTGCAGCTCAATGTGACTTTAATTTATCTAACCCTGTTTACTATAGAGGCATCAAAGAACTTATTGATAAAAAGATCATCGCACAAAGTAAATCAAAATATATCTATTACATTAATCCTGCGGTTCTTTTTAATGGTGATAGAGCCAAGTTTATTGAAGAGATTAGAGTCAAGGAAGAAAAAAAGCTGAAGTAATATGTATTAGCTCAGACCTGAGCTGACAGTTTTCTCTGGCAGAACGCAAACAAATCTGACAGTCTGCTTTGAGCGCAGGCTGTGTGAAAACTCATAGCTTCAAGTAACCAAACAATAT